CGTCCGGCCCGAACAGGTGGCATTCCCCCATCATGGTCAGCTTCGTTTCGTAGGGAAGATGGCGCATGACCCGGTACCACTCGGCCTGGAACCCTGCGTCCTCGTTCAACAAGATCTGCACGCCAAAGTGCAGCTTGCAGTAGCGTCGAGCGTCCGCCGCATCGCCGATCTGGGTCATTTCGGCGATTCGCTTGTACATCCCGAACCACAGCCGGTTCTGGTCGAGGGTGCGGTCCTTGCCCGGGCGCAGGGAGACCACAACAAACTTCTTGTCCCGGTACATGGTGGTCAAGCATGTGATCGCCTCGGTGAGCTTGGCCTGGCAGTTGACGGAGATTTTGTCGGTCATGGCTGACCCTCCGTTACCGCTGTGTCATCCACGCGGCTGTAGTCTCGCCAAAGGTGGGTGCGCGTCTTCCATGTCGACCTGGAGCCGTGCCCAGGCCAATAAGGGCGCAGATACACGCTATCCGCTTCCACGATGTCGATTTGGTACATCGTTCCGCTTCTGATTTTCCGAACGATCATCCCGACCTTTGTCGTTTCGATTGGCTGGGTCATGACTACTCCCCCTTGCCCATGGCGGCGATCACCTTCTGTGCTGCCTCGTGGGCGTCTTCGAAGCGCTGAACGTTGTCCTGCATGCATAGCAAGCCGCCATCCACCAAGTCCCAGCAGTGGCCGTACATTGAGGTCATACCCTTCAGTGTGCTCAGCAGCGCCACGTTCTCAGCCTTGAGCTGGTCGCGCTCGGCTTGCAGTAGGTTTGCCCGTCCAGTTGCAATTGCTGCGGATTTGCTCTCGGCGTTGATAACCTGCTCCGCCCTTTCGCACGCAGCCGCCAGCCGCTCGTTCTCGGTCAGCAGCTCCAGCGCAACCTCCTCTACGGTCTTCTCGCCGAGGAATTCACCAAGCGCTTCAGAGCTCTGCTTCCACTCACTGCAGTCAGCCTTCCAAGAGGCGACTTCGCTCCACAGCAGTTTCTGGAGTTTCTGCTTGTCGATGGTCATGCTCGTGCCTCCAATTCCTGGGCCTGCTTGATCAGCAGCGCCCGTCGGTTCGCCAACTCATTGGCCGCTGCAATCCGTATCTCGTCCTTCTGCTCTGCGCTGGCTTTGCGCATTTCCAGCATCGAGCTTTTAACGATCTCGATCTTTGCGCGAAGGGCGGCTTCCGGCCGGGTTACGTTGCCAGTAAGCAATCCGGCAATGGCCCGGCCATCCTCGGTGATCGGCTCAACGCTCAGGTCTGCCAGGTACTTCTGGGCGTGTTCGCGCGGGATGCGCTTCAGATCCATTGCCTTGGTCACAGCCTGGATGCGGCGGTTGGCGTCGAAACCCACGGACACGTGCCAGTTGACTGGTTTCGCATCATCGCGGGCCTGGCCCACGAACCGCTGGTAGGCGTCGATGAACGCCATGCGCGCGCCGATTTTGTCGCCGCCGTCCAATATGGGTTTCGCCGCGGCCAGGGCCAGCTGGATCTCGTCGGTCAACACCACCGTTTCGAATTCGTCGTTGGTGGTCATGGCGATAGCCCAGGCCTCATCCTTGCCCGGGCGCCCATCGGAGGACTGGACGCGCTGCAGAATGTCGGCCATCGCCAGCTTGCCCTTCACTTCGAAGCGGCACGCCTTCAAAGCGGCTTTGACGACAGGCACCGGGTAGGCACAGAGGTCTTCGGCCATCATCGCCGCCGTACCGGGGTTCATTTCCTGGCCCATGGCCTCGGCCGTTGCGCAGATGGCAGCGGCCAGCCCAGCGACCTGCTGGTCGTTCATTTCAGAGGTATTCATTGCGGTCACCTGCTTGGCGTTTAGCCAGAACCATCTGGGCGGCCTGTTCGGCTGCGGAGAGGTTCGCCTCCGTCCGTTCCATCTGGCGGGCGGTTGTGCCGTTGATGCGCTGCCCGGTCACCCATTGGGTGTGATAGCTCTCGGCGTTGGCCAGCAACTCGTTGAGGCTGTGGCACTTGCGCAAGACGGCGGCATCGCTGGTTTTCAGGAAGTGGGCCGCGACGTGGTGGGCGACATCGGCACCGAGGCGGTCGACCAACTGCCCGAGCTGGCCGCCGACCTTGGCGTTCCAGACCGGCCAGGCGCTGTAGCGCTTGCGGTAGGCCATAGCGTAATTCGCCCAGACCTTGAAGGTTTTGCAGGTCTGGTCTTTGGGGCCAGGCATGTCGGCGGGGATTTCAACCCGTGGAGCGTCGGCACGATCAACCACCAGCACCAAGCCGCGGGACTGAGCCGGCACGACCTCGGCGGGAGCCGGGGGTGCAATTGGTTCAATGACCGGTTCCATGACTGGTTCAAGAGAGTTACTGATTCTGGGTGCAACTGCTGCACTACCCCCTGGTGCAGGAGATTCACTAGGGGGCGAACCTGCTGCACTACCCTGGTGAATCTGCTGCACTACCCCTGGTGCAGGAGGTACACCACCATCGAGGGTCAGGAAGTAGACGTTCGATGAGTTCCCCTTCGGGCCGCCCTTCCGAATTTCCTTACGCAACAGCCCTGCTTCACACAAGGCTGTGATGTGGTTCATGACGGAGCGCTTGCTGATCTCGCACTGATCGGCGATATGCTGATAAGACGGCCAGCACTCGCCTACGTCGCTCGCGTTGTCGGCAAGCTTGATCAGCACCAGCTTGCGCAGTGGGTTGCCGACGCGAAGTTTCATCGCGGCGACCATGAGGGTCATGCTCATGCCGCACCTCCGGCGAATGCGCGAAAATCAATCGTCTGTACGCCTTTCCAGCTATTGCAGGACATGCAGAGGGTTTGAAGGTTGCCCAAAGAGGCTTCTCCGCCCTGGCTTTCAGGAATGACGTGATCAGCCCTCAAACGCATCAACACCGAGCAGCCACAGCGCAGGCAAGCGTGACCGTCGCGGGCGAACACTTGAGCGCGCAAACCGGAAGGTATTGGTTTCTTTTTCGTCCTGCGCCGAGCTGGAAGGACTGGAGGTTGGTAAGCAGTGACGTGGCCCATGCGGTTCGGGTTCCACTCACAGCCTTTTTCGGTGAGTCGGAGTGCCTCAGGACGTAGCTCAATCAAACCGGCCTCTTCAAGGGCCTTCAGCATGCGGTAAGCGGTGTCTGGCTTGTCTGTGAGCAGCGGCAGCTCCTCAGTGATCTTGGCCTTGCTCAGCGCGAAGAAGATCCCGTCATCAGTCTTGATTGGCTTGGTCCAGCTCGGGCAGCCGTAGACGAAGGCGAACAGCAGGGCCTGCTGAGAATTCAGCCCCCACTCCAACGCCTTCACCTGGTTAATCGTGACGGTGTATTGCATGTCAGGCCTTCCCGACCTTTGCGGCCAATTCAAGGAAACGATCCACGTACCAGTGAGGCTGCGTCTCGCGGGGGCATTGAGGGCTGGTGAGGTTCTTGCCGTAGGCCATGCCCTTCTCGGTAACGGACCAGAAGTCGACAGTTTCCTGTTTGGAATTTTTGCGCTGGAGCAGAGCCAGGAAACCGTGAGCCTTGAGCGCAAGGTTGAAGCCGCGCGCTGTGCTGGCAATGCCGTGATCTTTGATAAGGGTGGTGATTGCTTTGGTGGGCATCGAAGAGCCGCCAGCGGCATCAGGGGCGGCGTCCACGGCGTACCCTGGGAGGAACTTGGCATCCAGGCCGTTGTTGGCGGCGATCTTGGCCAGCATCAGCATTTTGCTGGAGGGCGCGGGCTTCAGCAGGCGGTCGAAGCACTCAAGGATTGCCAGCTCGCCGACGATCTTGGAGTTGTTCGGGCCTTGGGCAGAAAAGGTGCCGGTCTTGCGGATGCTCGGCAGCACCTGGCCCACAACCCACTCTTCAAACTTCTCGGCGGCCGGCAGTTTGGACTTCATCACCAGTCGGTACAGGTCGCGCTCCGGGATAATGGTCATGAAACCACCACCCTGTTTCGGGGTAGTGGTCGCAGCCTTGCAGTGGCGGGCCACGGCGTTCTCCGGCTTGGAGTAACCCAGGGCATCGGCGACGTCGCGCGCGATAAACCACGGATCGCCGAGTTTGTCGGTGATGACCCGGATTGCGGCGCCGTCGAAGTCGAACGGAATCACTGAGGTATTGCGCGCCACGTTTTCAGATTGCGAAAACCGTGGCGCGGGAATGTTGGGACTATTGATCGTTGGGTTGGCTTGGTGCATGATTCGCTCCAGTTGTTTACCGCTGTAGAAAAAGCCACCCTCGTCCGGTGGCTTTTTTGTGTCTGAAATTCAGGCCGCCTTTACCGATGCATCCATCACGTCCAGGCTCTGGCGAACATGGTTGATTTCTTGGCGGATCAGGTTCTTTTCGAAGGTGCTGACGTGGTTGTCGTCCAGCGCCTCATGCACGGCGATGGTCAGGTCTGCTACTTCCTTCGCGACGTTGATCAGCGACTTGGTGAGCGCCTGAGGCTTTGGCTCGGTCTTTGCGACCAACTCAAAACCGAACTCCCCGGCAAGCGTGATCAGCGGGCGCATGTCTCCGGTGTGCAGCAAGATCCCGAACAGATGCTCCACGGTCAGGTGGTGAGCTTCGTTGTCCGGGTTTGCGCGCTGAAGCAGGCCAACGTGTGGAACACCCATCTTTGCAGCCAGGGATTTGGGCTCGTTGCCCTTCACTGCTGCCTGGCATGCATCCAAAAAGTCTTCCATTCGTAAAACCTCAAATTTGTTTCCGTGGCGCCCTGCCGATGTAGAAGCGATCATTTGCTCAATGGATCGGCGGACATGGATGTCAGGCGGCCTGAACCTTCTTTGCTGCCTTGAATCTGCCCTTGGAGAGAACCTGAATCTGGTACTGCCTGGATTCGGGAATCGTTTCTCCCCACATGGTCACTGCGCTTGGGCGGATACCCAGGGCCAGCGCCAGCTTTGTCTTGCTGCCGAAGAATTCGGCGACTTCATGCGTATTCATTGCGAATCCTCGTTCGAGCCTGCCGCAATTTAAGCATGCTTAAGTTATAGCATCAACGATGTTTTCTTCCTACTGCATGCTTAAATTCAGCTAGCTTAATATTGAGTCCATGGAAAGACACGAACGCATCGCCCGCGCCATACAGGTCAGCGGTAAAAAGAAAGGAGAAATTGCATCGCTTTGCGGCGTTGCAAATTCTGCCGTCACGCAGTGGATCACCGGCGAGAGCAAAAGCCTCAGGCCGGAGAACCTTTACGCACTGGCAAAAGCGACTGGATTCCGAGCTGAGTGGCTGGCTATAGGCGAGGGTGATGAGCGGGACACTTCCGAATCGAACGTCTCCCCCGCCGCGCAACCCACCAAATCATTCCGCTACCCAGTAATCAGCTGGGTTGCCGCCGGCGCCTGGGCAGAAGCCGTTGAGCCCTACCCAGCCGGATTCTCGGACAGCTATGAGTTCTCGGAGTACGACTCCAAGGGCACAGCGTTCTGGCTGAAGGTGAAAG